GTACCAGGGTTAAAGTTAGAAAGAATGTTACTGTGGAAATGCATTGTGTCTCCTAAAATATTATCTTCTACAGGTAGACCTTCAATGGATAATCCTTTTTCCCATCCAGTAACAATAGTGTTGAAAACAGAAGTTGCGGTATTTCTTCTTAATCTGAAAGCCTTTTCAAATTTTTCACCAATTGGTAGGGAAACCGTCCCGTTAGCTTTAGCCCCAATTATTGTGAAGTTAGAAAAAATAGGTGCCGTCAATGGTTGTGCCGCACTACCTTGTGAGTCATTATCCGATTCAAAACAATTTGAGTCGCCAGGAGCGTCTGACAAATTTTCATTTCTAATCGACAAACCAAATTGAACATTACCTCTGTATCCAAAGTCAGTATCAAAGTCATCATCAATTGATGAATATGCAATTAAGTGTTTACAATTTACAGTTCCTCCAAACCACTCAAAAGAGTCGTCACCAGAGTAACTTACTTGTACGTAATCAACTAACGTTTGATTACCTACAGAACCAAAAGTAATACCATTTATCTCTTTGTTTGGTTCAAGTGGAATACCTGCAAACTCAATACGTACGAATCTAATTACACCTGAGTCATCGTTATCGTTAGTACCTCCGTGTTGTGTAAAATTTGTAGCCGTAAGTCCTTCAATATTTGCAACACCACCAGGTTGGTTGTTAATAGCATTACCCAAGATAATAACACCACCCCAATCACCACCAGTTCTTTGTTGAATTGGATTGTTAGATGTAAAAACAATTGGATTAAATTGTTCTCCGTCAGCGATAAGTTTAGAACCTCTTGTAACAATCAAAGTTCCTTGTGTTGTGTAGTCACCTCTGATAATTGTTCCCGGTAAAATAGTAAGAGTTGCTCCGTTTTTAACATAAACCTTGTTTTGAAGTTTGATTACTCCTGACCAAGTTGTATTTGTTGTGATGTCCGTACTAACGGTTGTTTGTGTTGTTGGGTAATTTGTATTTTCTGGATCAAAATTAGACCACCCATAAGTCCAATCTGTTTGTGGTGTATTGTCTGTTACAGGAAATCCTCCCTTATAATCAGTGTCAGTCCAAAACTGACTTTGTGCGTTTGTTAAGAAAACAAACATTAACATTACGATACTTGCGTAAATTTTTTTCATATTTTATTTTTATATTTTTATTACACAAATATATAGTCCAACAAATAGGTTAAATCAATTCACTTACCACAATTTAACAAAACCCTAATACCCTTAACTTTTGGTTAACATAAAAACCCCCACATTTCTGTGAGGGTTCCATATAATTTGTCAAGTTTGCTTTTACCATTTGTCAACATCTGTAAGATCTAAAGTTACATCAGCTAATCCACTATAGACCTCAACTATTTGACCAATTCCATTTGAAGTAAACCTATATTCATAATCACCGTACTTACCGTATATTGCTTTGATGTGTTCTTGCCACTCCTCCAATTTTTTAACCTGATCCTCATCAAGAGTAAAAGTTTTAACTTTTTTTGATGGAGTAGGTGGTATTTCATTGTCATTTACTTCACCATTTATTCTCAAATACATTTTTTTAATGTTTTTATTTAAATTATCCATATTATAATTTTTTAAAATTATGGTAAATTATCACCAATCTCAAGTGGATTTGTAGGTCTTAATCTGTGAACTCTTTCTTGTAAATTATTTAACATTTCAGACACACTTTCCTCCACAGGATTTATCATATCATCCAATAAATCATCCACCGGTATTTCCTCTCCATGTCTATATTTTTTCATGTTTTCCAATTCACTTTCACCAAATAACTTATAGTTAAAATTTTTATTTTTAGCCTCAGATTTCATTTCACCAATCAATTTATGTAATAATTCTACCGGAATACCTGTCTCCATTGAATCTACTCTATCGTCTTTTTGATTGAATATTTGAATTTGATAACTATTATGGTAAAATCCAAATTTCACATTATTAACTTTATCAATTAAATATACAAGTACTCCGTCTTTTGAGTGATTGTAGAAATAACTAGGTTCCTGAACTGAAGCAGTACACCATCTAGTTTGATAACCATATGAAACAGATGCCGCATAAGTTAATGGTTTAATACACAAATATTGATCGTCCTCGTAAATAACTTTAACTTCTTTTTTGGCCATTTTAAATAAGTTACGATTTTTAGCTTGGAATACCTCACTTGTAACCATTTCCCAACTATCGTATTTACTAATGTCTTTTTCATTAGTTAATCCTCTTTCCATAAATTCACAAAAATGAATAAATGAATCAACTTCATCCCAACCATATAAATTACTAAGTATTTTTTTTGTAATCCAACCATCAAACGTACTGTCATTTAAAACTTGATCAATCTTTCTTTCCCTATGTGAAGAATCTCTTACCAAGAAATCCTGTTCATTATCAAAATTTTTTTTAAGTATTTTAACTAAAAATTGTGTATACTTTTTAGTCTCACTATTATCTAATTTACCCATTAAATCAACTAAACTAATGTTAATTGAATTGTTTTCTTTTTTAATTTTCTTAATTCCCATTTTCTATATTTTTTTCTTCTAATGATGTTCCAAGTATATATAACTCAAAAACTATTGTTATTACAATCTGAAAGAACCCGCTTAATATCCACCAATTAAGTGGATTGTAATCATTCTCTATCAATAAAATAATTGCGTAGATTAAAAGATTCTTTGATAGGAATGAAAATACATTTAATTTTTGTTCCATGTTATTTAATAATAATAAAAAAAAGTGACCCCATCAAGTTAATGGGAGTCACCTACGTTATTTTTTTCACTAAATATACTATAATCAGGATTGATAACTTTAGATACCTTTCTACGATCACCAGTAACAGATTTAACAACTATACCTTCGTGAGGAACTTTAGTTCCTTCTATAAAGTTACTAAAGACATATTTGTCTTGTTCTTCTTTATTCCAATTACCTTGATACAATAATTCAACTTTAGGTAATTCTAAACAATCAAAGTGTACAGTTTCATTAAGGTATGGTTGGTAAACACCATCAACCTCTATGTCAAACCCAACAAATTTAACATCAGTTAAACCATAGTCATAGTTTTTTTGTATTCCACCACCATATATCTCACCATATATTACAACACCTTCAGTTAACTCATTTGGTTCGTATGTGTCTTTTACGTAATCCCATAATTTACCTCTTATATCGTATTGGTTTGCAACAGTATTCCATACATCGGTATTGTAGAAACCTTGAGAGTCAGATCCTTTTTCAACATTATGAGAACCATAAACGTATTCAAATGCCGCCCATTGGTTTCCAAATAACATTTTGATACGATCTAATAAAGAAAGTTTTTTCTTTCTAACTATCCCATAACGAGCGTTAGTCCCATGTAACTTACGAGTTATAACAACCTCATCTTCCTTATTGAACATATCAGGTACGTTCTTTTGATTAGGAAATTTGTAATATACTTTGAAGTTAGGATTTTGGTGGTATTTAAATTTTCTACCCCCACTTAACTGAACCATCTTAACTGGTGGTTCGTATTTGAACACTTCAAGTAACTCCATGCAGTCAGAACCATCATATCTATATTTATCAGGTACAAACCCTATTGGTATTATTAAACATTCAGAATAAACCTTACGAAGTTTTATAGTTCTTACTCTCTGACCTTTACGAAGATAACTTGTAACACCTAAGTCATCAGAAAGTTTTTGTGGTATAACCGCATCGGTAGTTGCAACAACAACCATATCACCAACTTGGTATTCACCTTTCTTGGTGATGGCTTGCCAACCACCAACCAATGCAAGTTCAATGTTATCCGCACCTTCTATTGGTATAATCTCACCGATCAAACCAACATAACATACACTATTATTATTTTCCATTTTATAATTTTTTAATTATCATATAAACCAAGTTCTTGATCATCCTTCATCATTTTTACCAAAAGAGCCTCTCTACTATATTTTCTTATTAGTTTGAATGTCTCTCCAATATCAGTAAAATCAGATGGTGGGCTATCATTTCTACCTGGTAAAAATATTAATGTAAATCCGTGATTACCCGCAAATTTTTCAGTTACTCTTTTACCACAGATTTCAGTAATATATACCCAAGGGAAGTTTCCTGATAGTTTTACATCAATTCCAATTTTTTTTAATCTCTCCACAAATACCGTGATTTTATCACCAGTTAATTTTGTGCTTGTTTCTGTTTCCATTTCTATATATGTTCCAAATTTAGTTTCTCTTGTTTTCATCTTAATACGTATCTATGAATTACTATTACTAATTTACCATTGAATAATGCTCGGTCTGTTTGAATGTCAATATCCATCATACCCAAGTCTTCCTTAAGTCTGTTGGATTGGATTTCAACTTCGTGTTCCGCATCTTTCTCATTTTTGAAGAACCCAAAATAGGAATCACATTTCCCTGTCTTATCACACACTCCGTAAATCATCTCTCTTTGATCCATAACATTCTAATTTTTTGTTTTTAATATTCCACAAATCTTTCACCCCTTCGGTCATATGACAATTATGTTTCTTTCCTGTTCTTTTACCGAACTCCACAATCATATCATTATGACGATTTTTAATAACGTGAGGACATTCCTTACATGGGGTTTTCATATAAGAACAAAGATAGTAAAATAATCTAAACTAACTACTATTTTTTGAATTTAAATTCGGTTTTTATTTTTCATCAGTTGTTGATGTAGTTCCCAATTGATTATACTATTCTCTCTTAATGTATGTGGGAATTTATTTCCAATCTTATTTATAAGATCTTCAGAGAATTCTATTCCGTGTCTATATTCAAACTCATCAACAAGACGATCAGTGGGTAAATTTTTATTCTTTAAAAGAATGTATGCTCCTAAATCCGCTTCTAATTCATCATTTTCAGATCTTGGACCATCATGGTTTAATATTAAATGTGATATTTCGTGTGCCTCTATAAAACGTAAATCATCCATAGTTAATCCATCTTCCCCTAAAAAAACCTCACCATCTATAAAAATTGTTTTAAATTCAGGAACATAAAACCCATAACCATAATCATTAAAAAATTCATTTAATTGACCATAATTTGGATTTTCTTTAAATACAACGGTAATTTGTGTTCCAGGTAAAAATTGTGAGTCATAAGCAAACGTATCATTCATAGTAATAAATATATTGGAGTTGTCATTTAACCTACAACCCCAACTATATCATCTAGATGGTGATCATTATCAATTTCAGAAACAATGTCTCGTTTATCCATCATGTGTACAATCTCAGTTAAACTATATGGGTATAGGTTGTTACCATCCATACCAACATCTAATCTTTTACCTTTACCCCATTTTTTACTTGCAGGTAAGTGAACGTGTCCGTGAAGGTGAACAACACCTTTGTTAAGTCCATTCCAACTTGCAAATGGATAGTGAGTCATTACAAAGTTCTCACCAACAATGTTAACCTGTAAGTAATCACTAACAGATAAGAACATATCTTTAATGTTATCCCTATTGTTTCTGATATGGTGATCATGGTTTCCAAGAACCAAGTGAATGTTTTTACATACCAATCTGTCCAAGAAAATTTTAATAAACTCAAAACCACCAAATGAAACGTCACCTAACATAATTAATGTGTCGTTTTGACCAACCTTTGAATTGATATTATCAACCAATGTGTTATTCATTAGTTCTAACGTTTGGAAATCTCTTGTATTATCTTTCGGTACTTTCCCATCAAGTGTTCTCCAACCGGTAACTCCTCTACAAATGTTTTTATGGTTGTAGTGCGGATCAGACGTGACCCACACTCTACCTGTTGTTAATATTTTATCAAATTTCATTATAATTTTATTTCAAAACGGTTACGCATTAATTCTATTTTATCTTCAGGACAATCGTGTTTATTTGTTCCTCCGTGTCTATTTTCCACAATAATAGAGGTCACATAATAACCATACTTAATTGCCAATTCATAATATGGTTGAAGTTCCCATTCTTGTGTGAATGTGTTTGAGACTGCAATTTTTGGTGTGTTTGACTCCATTGCATATCCAACATATTGTTGACACTCTTTATGAGCTTCTTTTATTTCAGACGCAATAAAATTGTAGTTCCCATCATTATCATAAAAATAATGATCCGCTTCAAACACATTTGAGGTTAATTGTTTTGCAAAAGTTGTCTTACCACTTCCCGGTATTCCTCTAACTAAATATATCATTTTTTCCATAATACAAATATATAAAAAAAACGGCATAAAAAAAAGGGAGATCAATCTCCCTTCATAAATTTATTGTTTTTTATTAATATATCGTTACATTTCCCGATGGTGTAATTGGGGCAACTGGGGCAACTGGGGCAACTGGGGTAACTGGTTTAATTTGAGCTCCACCTGTAAGTGCCAACATAATTTTATTTAATGTGCTTTGATATGTTTTGCAATTTACCTTTAAATTTAAATGTTTTTTTATCTTTCTTAAGCTATCACAATATTCTGAATTACGTACATCTCTTCGTTTTTTAGTCTCCACATCACCTGTACTTGAAGTACGACTTCTTGTACTTCCCTTAGTTCTTGTGCTTCCCTTAGTTCTTGTGCCTGAGTTATTTCTATCTCTTTTAATAACCTCTTGAGTACCATTTTTTGCGTCTTCACCAAATAAAACTCTTTGTGTTGATCCTCCTGTAGTCCCACTAGATAAAAAATCAGCATCAATAACTACAGTATATTCAGTTACATTAGTTATTTTAAAATACCCATCATTACCACTTAATTGTTCATCTACAGTTTCAGGAGTAACTTTAATCCAATTACCAATAACATAATTATGTTTTTTACCTGAATAAACTTTATTTGAATCAGAACCTTTGTATTTTTTAATTAAATCAAAAGTTGGCTGATCAACAACACCATCAGTTCTTAATACTGGAGTAACCGTTTTACCATAATTGGTTTGAAATTCTTTTACCTTAGCCTCAGTTTCAGGTCCAAATGTTCCACCCTTTGCCCCTAACTGTTTTTGAATTAATGTAACATCGTCACCCTTAGATTTTTTTGCTGCCGATAATTCAAATGGGGGTGGTTGTATTGCCATTATTGATGCGTAAGTTGCATCATCAACAACACCATCAATTCTTAATGGTGTAGTAAGTTTAGCACCTTCTGTTTTTTGGTGATTAATTACTGCAGCTAATGTCTTTGGTCCAAAAGTTGGATTTTTTTCCACAGGTAATCCTAATTTACTTTGTATCTTACCAACTTCTTCACCTGTATCTTTTAATTTCAATTCTACCTCAGTTAATAAATTGTGTCTGAAACCTTTATGTCTATAACTTTCATTTGTAAAATTTTCTTCACGAGCAGGATCTGTGGTTAAAGCAATTTTTCCACCACTATCTATAACCGCATTATAATCCCAAGCAATAGTTGATAGTGAGACTTCTAAATATTTACTTGGACAATTAAAGTTAACGGTAATGCCTGACCCATCGTCTTTCATTATCACACCTTGATCAATAGCACTATCTTTAGGACCTTGTTTTTGAACCCCAAAAATAAAACTTTTAATAGTTGGATTGGTAACGTCTAATTTATAACCTACACCGTTAGGGAAATTTTTTACTGGTGTTTTTATTAATGCCGGATGATTAGTTATACAATCATATCCTTCAAATGATACTTGATTAGCGGAATTACCTCCACCACCAATTGTATACTCTATTGGTTTGTCTTTAAACCCTGATTTCTTCCACTCGGCATAAGCTTTATCTTTATTTATTAATTTACCATCCCACCAACCAGATTTTTTTAATCCTTCATCCCATTTTATTTTATCTGTTGATCTTTTTTCGTCATAGTCTTTTTTAAGTGTTCCTGTTTTTTTAATTGTTCTACGAAATACTTCAAGGGATGGATTTGCTACATAAGTGTATGAATACAAACCACCCTCATACAATTTCTCCCAAAAATTATCATCATCAGCATAACCTTTTTCTTGAGCAAGTTCTATTCCCAAACACCATTCTGGAAAACCTAAAGTATTAATTAGTCTTTTAACTTTATTTTCGTCAGTAAATGTTTTTGAATGTTCAATCCCAATACCTTCCACCGCCCGACTAGCAATAGTCTCATTTGCTGGACCATAATTTAAATTATTACAGTTTGATTTTAATTTAATAATAAGTTGTGAAGCCGCAGTACTATTATTCGCCGGAGATAATGTTTTATTTAATTTTTCTGCTTTCAATAAACTACCATCATTTAAACAAAAACCACCAGCCGGACATTTTTCTAACGACTTTTCATCCTCATTTAACAAACCATAATTTTCATTTAGACTTTGTCTAACAATATTTTTTATAAAACTATCTATCATTCTTTTCATATCTTATCCTATATTTAAAGCATTTTTTATGGCCCTAAGCGTTAAAATACCCATTTTACCGTCAACATCTAAACCTGCACTTTTATTTGAGTTTAACCAACTCTGTATATCTGCAGTTGTATAATTACTTTGTTCAACCAAAATATTTGTTTTTACACCATGTTGACTCAAAATGTTTCTGATTTCACTTTCCGTTAATTTTATTTTAGGTAACATAAATATTGCTTATTAAATTTATTTATTATATAAATATAACCATATAATAAAAAATAAATAAAAAAAGGGAACCGAAGTTCCCATTTTAGGCCCGACATTGAATATTTGTCTGACTCCACCACCTTATTTTTCTAAACAAGGAAACAATTATATTGTTACCAACGCCTCAATTTTACTTTTAACTTGTTCAGTTAAGGAAACTTGTTTAACGTTTGTGAAAATAACAGAGTCTTTCAAAACTTTACTTGGAATATGAACCAAGAATGTATCACCATTGAAGAAACTTAGGTCTTCTTCTAATACCAATGATCCGTGCACCATCTTCAAAAAGATTTTGAATTGCGTCTGATCCATGAATGTCTCGTTGATTAAATCACCAAACTTATCACTAACTACTTTTATATTAAAACCCATCTTATTCATATATCAAAGATACTAAATTATTTAACAATAACAAATTTTCTACCAACTTTTTTTAGTGTCCCAACAAAATCATTTTTATGGTCAATACCTCCCCAAAACCCAGATCCGTCTGACCAAACACCTTTTTTATTATTTTTATAAACCATTTCACCATCAAATGTAATGTATTCAGGTTGGTCATTTTTAGTCAAAGCATAAGCTCTTGTTATTTCTCTATTCTCAGATGGTGAGTAATTACCTAACCAATCTTGTCTACATAAAAATGTTGCCTGACCAACAATTATTTCTTGTTCATCAAGGGTTGCTTTCTTGTTAAATTTTTTCTTGAATGTGTTAATGTAAGTTCCCATATGTTTTTTATTTATACAAATATACAAATAAAATTGACATCGCACAAAAAATCCCATAGTTTTTTCTCAAAAAATATGGGATTAATATTGATAAACCAATTAATTCATAGAAAGGAAGGGTATTGGTTGTTTTTGTGTAATATAAATATACAATACTTTAGTAAAAGTCAATGAATTTTTACTTTTAAGACAAAATTTTTGTTAAAATCTTATATAACTCCTCATTTTTTTCTACAGGAAGGTCTTCTAACGTAAAAAACCCACAATCTGAATGTTCGTGACCATCTTCTGCCTTATCCAAGTTTGGCATCTTTTTTTCATCAGATTCATATAAATACACATAAATTAAACCCTTTGGTTCTCCTTTTTTATTTTTCTTTGTTATGAATCCAACCAAACTTATATCCTGATCAATCTTAATATTTGTTTCCTCATAAAATTCACGATAAGCACAATCTTTTGGTGTTTCATTTTTTTCTAAATGACCTGTTGGAATAAACCATTCCCCTGAATAAGTTTCGTGGTCAGCACGTTTACATAACAAAACTTTATCACCAAATTTTAATATTACACCTGAACTTCTATTTGATTTCATAATAAGAATATATTTATAACTATATGGAGTTAATAGTAAATAATAATTTATTCAATGTCAAATGTGTAATAACCACTAAAGACATACAAAAAGGTATGATGGGTAAAAAATTTGACAAAAGTTTTGATGGTATGTTATTCATAATGAAGGACAGTAATCATTCTTTTTGGATGAAGGACTGTATCATCTCTTTAGATATAATTTTTATAAAAAATAATAAAATCAACAAAATACATAATAATTGTAAACCATGTAATACACCTGAGTGTGATCGTTATACTGGTAATGGTGATATGATATTAGAACTTAAAGGTGGTACTTGTATAAAGTATGATATTACCGAAGGTGATACCATAATGTTACAAGATTAATATTATCTATTATTTGGTCTGAATCTCATTTGATTTGATTTTACTGCCGACCTTGAAAATCTTAATCCTTGACCTTGTTTTCTAGCATTTCCTAATGACCTTGCGTGTTCGGTCATTTCAACCTCAAAATTTGGTTCATATCTATTACCACTATCTTCATTAATTTTTTCTTTCAAAACTCTAACAAATTCATTCTGTACCATCTTGGTAAATTTAATATAAGGTGTATCATCTGACTCTTCATTATATTTGTATTTATCTTTAGGTGGTCTTTTAGATCTACCTAAATAACTTAAACCAGAAATGTTAGTAATACATTTATGTCCCCCACTATTAGATTGAATTAAATCCCAAGCGTTTACACTAATAGAATCTAACATTCTCATTTCTTTATCTGTTAAATTACTGAATGGTTTTTTCATTGCTTCTTCAACATCACCAAGTATATCCTCCCCATCTGCCATTTGTTTAAATTCTTTACCATATAAGGCGTTAAAATCTCTGAATGTAAAACCAACTGATTGTTCACCAAAACCTTTTCCTGATTCTGATATCCATTTTATTGTTGATAAAGGAATGTCCTTGTCTTGTAATTGTGATTTCCACTTGTTTAAGACATCATCTTTGATCTCACCTAAATTTACACCTTTAAGTGCTCTTTCTTTCTTAAATGGATTACAAGACGCTTGTACCAATCCTAATGGCCAAGCAATCACCAAGAAGTCCGCATCAGGATTATTTCTGAATGGTGTGTATCTATCATATGATCCTGGTTTCATCATACTACCTCCACCATACTGAACTATAATTTTATCATCAACTTTAACATTTTTGTGAGTTTTCATTGTTTGAACATAACTCTCTTTGTTTTTTTCTAAATCTCCAACATCAGCATAACTTTTTTCTTTGATCTGAGATCTGATGTTTAACAATATACTTAATAACGATGGATTTGCATTCATTACAATATTTTCCAAGAACCCTGGTTTGTTTTTGAATGCCAATAATAATTTATTAGCAACCATACCCATTATCATTTTGTTTTTTTGTAGTGATTGATCCTTATCTACCTTAAACAAATAGTTCATTACTTGTTCAGGACTAATATCATGTTGAGCATAATTTGCTGAATCCACCGTAGATATCAAAGTGATATCGTCAGATGGAAAAATATCTCTTGGAGATACGGTTTGAGATATTGTCTCAACGTTAGATCTTGAAGATTTAAAATTAGTTGAGGTACCTTGCTCAACTCCCGCTTGTGTGTCGTGGTGGTCAGTATGTATAATGAACATTGGTTTACCGTGAGCAAAGTCAACTAACACCGGCATAACATCACCCTCAGCATCCAACTTCTTAATTGCAAATTCCTTATCACCATATTGAATGATCTCAGCATCTACCACCTTTATTCCGTTTTGTTCTAAGTAACTTTTCATACCTAAAGCGGTGGTTACACCATCTAAATCTTGGTGAAAATATATCTTAGCCTCAGGGTATCTTTTAGATAATTCTCTGATGTTTCTTATTCCTGATTCCGTTATTAACTTTTTCTTCATAGTTATAAATAGTTTTCAACAAAAAAAAGTTTGCAGATAATAAATTAAAACTCAGAAATGGTGTGATCTCCCCATTCATAATCATCTTCCATAATAAATAATTTGTTATAAATACTACGTAAAAATAAAAAATCCCATTTAATTAAATGGGAGTTCTTTTATTTGTTCTAAAGCTTTGAAATAATTAATTCTTGTTTCGGCAATTTGTTTGTAATTTTCACTTAACTCAATACCTAACCATCTACGTTCTAATATCTGAGCCGCCACTAATGTTGTACCTGAACCAGCAAATGGATCTAATATTACATCGTTCTTGTAGGATAGTATCTTAATAGCCTTGGTCGGTATGTCCATTGAGAAAGTTGCCTTGGTGAGTGATTTAGTATCTGCAAAGTAATTCCACTGACCAAATACAAGTTCCATAAACTCTTTCTTATCTTTTTCTTCATATACAATTTTTTTCTTTAATGTCCCGTCTTCCTGTTCAATTTCAGTAGGTGTTCCTTTCCACTGAGGTTCTCCTTTAACCTTTTTAATGTGGTGTTTTTTGTATGCTAATATCACACACTCCTTTGGATTATAAATATACGGACTTGATGGACTCATCCAAGAACCCCATGCCGTTGTCTTAGATCTATGTGGCGATTCTTCTTCAAGATCAACGATACCAAAGAACCCAAATCCAATTTGTTTCATTAACTGATACATCTCAGAAACAAAGAAAATTCTCCCACCTTTCTTTTGTCTGTTAATCTCATAAGGAATGTTAAGTGCAATACGACCATCATCTTTTAATACGTTATACGCTTCAGTTAACCAGTTCTTAGCAAATACTAAATACTCATCAAATTCAACATCGTCGTCGTGTACATCATAATCAATACCGACTCCATATGGAGGCGATGTACAAATTAAATCAACGGATCCTTCAGGTAATGTTTTCATTACTTCAATACAATCCCCACTTATAATTTTTCCTGTTTCTATCATTATTTTATTTATTTATTTAAATTACACTTGTTATTGCTTGAGCTAGTTTATATCCTGTGAAGGCACCTATTGCTGCCGAACCCGGTAAAACAATAAACTTACCCAACATAGTTTCATATTTCTTCCTATTAACAATATAAGAAATTAATATGTAATAGGCAATGTAGTTGATTAAAACCAAAAAGTCCAACTCTTTTGTAACAAAAACCACAATTGAATTTCCAAGAAATCCCCACATAAAATTAATAAGTGTTTCACGGATTAACTCACCAGGAGTTGTGATCGCATCTAATATCCCAATCTCTTTATTAAGTCCCTTTTTATTTTTAATTTCCATATTGTCTATCTAAGTAATCAAATAAATTTAAAAACTTAGGAATCTCACCATTTTTAGTTATATAATATTCTCTTAGTTTTGTACAATTAAGACCATATTTCCTATCATGACCTAATCTGTCTTCAACGTATTTAACATCAACCTCTTTGTTTAAAATATAAGAAATATTTTTAATAATGTCCAAATTTGTCACTCTGAAAGTTGTTCCAATATTATAAGTGGTGTTTACAATTTCATCGTCAAACATTAAATCACAAATGACTTTTACATTATCATAAACATACATCCATTCTCTAACTTGTAATCCGTCACCATAAACTGGAATTGGTTTACCTTCACCGATAGATCTTGCAATTGTTGGTAAGAATTTTTCCTCAAACTGATGTTCACCAAAATTATTACAAGTTCTTGTGATGATATATGGTAAACCATAAGTTCTATTAGCAGATAAAACTAACATATCAGATGCCGCTTTAGTTGCGGAATAATATGAGCTAGACTTTAAACTATCATCTTCAGTTGCCGTATGATTAATTGAAAAATGTTCATCCATATCCCCATAAACCTCATCGGTTGAAATGTGTATGAATTTTTTAATATTTTTATTATTTCTTGATATCTCTAATAAATTAAATGTTCCTTCAACATTAGTTCTAACAAATGGTAGCCCATTCTTAATTGAATTGTCGACGTGAGACTCAGCAGCAAAGTGAACCATGTAATCAAAATCACCAAGTTCATCTGCCGTTACATCACAAATGTCTTTTTGTAAAAAAGAAACATTGTGTTTAATATTCATTCTACGACCAGCGTATGTTAGTTTATCAACACAAAGAACATCACATTCAAAGTTATCTAATAGGTGATTTATAAATGCGGATCCTATAAACCCCGCTCCTCCTGTTACTACTATTTTCATTTTTTCTCTAGTGTTTCTATATGATGTTGCAAGTACCATAATGCTTTCTTAAGGTCCTGTAACTCTTTATCTTTTTTTCCAGCTCTTGAAATATACTTTACCGTATTTCCTAAACTAAATCCTAAATCCCAAGCATCAATAACTTTTATTGCCTCATAAAGATTATTCTCTCCTCCGTAATGGTTAGGATGATTAACTTGTTCTACTTTTGGTGGAGGACACTCACAAAATACGTTAGCTCCACATACACATTCTTTTTCCATTATTCTTCTCTATATTCTTTTAATAATTCATCATTTGAAATTGTTCCGTATTTTTCATTAAGACCTTCCATATCAACATCCTTACTCATCATTATTTTAACATCGTAGATTTGATCGGTAGTATTTAAAGATATGTCAATTTCTTTAATAATTTTGTATGGGTCAGCATTTGATCCAGGTCTTCTATCCTCAACATAACCTTTCCAATTTTTTGCAGTATCTCTTGGAATTCTAATTGATGCTCCACGATCTGAAACCCCCCAACTAAATTTATCAATTGATTGTGTTTCAAATTTACCAGTTAAACGAAGATTGTTATCTGACCCGTAAGCTTTAATGTGAGCCTCATGTCTTACTTCAAACGCATTAAATAATGACATAAAATATTTTTCGTTACCATCATTTCTCATTTTATCTGTGGAGAAATTTGCATGAAGTCCAGATCCGTTCCATTCTCCTTTTTGAATTGGTTTTGGATGTAGATTAACCCCATAATTATATTTTTCAGAGATTTTATATAAAAAGTACCTGGTCATCCACAAATCATCACCCGCCTTTAATTTACCTTTTGAAAATACTTGGTATTCCCATTGACCTAATGCAACCTCAGCGTTGATCCCTGTAATATCAATTCCGTATTTTAAACACATATCCATATGTTCTTCAACAAAATCTCTTCCTGCAACATATTCACCAACACCACAATAATATTTACCTTGTGGTTCCAAGTTGTTTTCATTGTGCCCTAAAATACATTTGTTATTTCTATCGTAGATAAAATATTCTTGTTCAAACCCAAACCACAAATCTTCTTGATCTCCAATTAGTTTTGATCTTGTGTTAGTTTCGTGTGGTGTACCATCAGAATTCATTACTTCACATAACACGTAAATTGTGTTTGTATTATCACAAAAATAATGTCTAACAGGTATTAAAATACAATCAGAACTATTACCTTCCGCTTGTAATGTTGATGACCCATCAAAGTTCCATTCAGGGAAATTATTTAGAACTAAACAATTTTTAATTTGCTCATAGTCCACAATTTTAATCTTACTTCTAAGGTTTGGCTCCGGTATATATCCGTCAATCCACACATATTCTAACTTAACTTTCATTTATTTTTATTTATGTATTTTATTATTTCTTCCTCATTTTTTCCCTCATTAAACATCCTGTAGACATTGCGTGAAAATTCATCCGTACACAATACTGCGTCGGCATCTAAATAATTCATAATATCTGTAAGGTGGTTAAGGATGTTCTCTTTCTTTAAAAATCTTTTGTTAAAACCCATTTTTAATCTTCTAAAAATTCTTTTTCTTTTTTCTTGTCCTCTTGTTCAATATTGTAATTTCTCGTTTGATTAATTAACATTATTGTTTTTCTTTTAAATAATGGTAATAATGTTTCTTCAATTGGGAAATCACCTTTACTAATCATTTCTAACACCGGTAACTTTGTTTTGTTTTCGGTCTCAGAAAATGTAGTTATTATCTTTGGTATTGTCAATTTGTTTTTATCATCACAATAAATTAATTTAACATTTGTCTTATTTTCTGGTGATTTTTTTGCTGCCGGAGATACTTCATACTCCCAAACATAATACTTGTTGTCTCTCTTATCCAAATGGAAGAAGAAACCTTTGTTAGATAAAATTTCTTTTTTATTCTTCCTGTATTTTGCCTCAATACTATCATAAACTAATGTCCACACAGATTTTGCAATATTGAAATATTCCGTCATCCTTGGTGCAGTGTATTGTAAAATTTTTGTGAATTCTTCATATTCATCAGTTGACATTTCAGGAACACTTTTAATTTTAAGATCTTTCACTAAAAGTTCGTCATCAACTGAATTAAATTTTTTGTTTGTATATATGATTTTCTTATCCCTGATAAGTGTTTGTATGTTTGCTAAATGTAATGATAATTCTATAAATCCAGGGTAAAGTTCCATGTTATCTAACTTTTCACCCATACGTTGGAAATATGATAGTAATTTATATTCCTTATGTTCACTATCAATTGGCTTTTCAAACATCCAATCGGTGTTCATTACAAATTCTATTTTTTTATTTCTTGCCATTACCCATAAACATAATAATATAATTGTATTCTGTAAAGGTATTAGTCAGTTCTCATTACAACAAAAGTTGAATCATTAACTGAAACGGTATCATATTCATTGTTGTAACTACTTATTACACTATAATCATTCTCATCTATTAAATCATTTATTAAACTTTGTCTATCTATAAAATTATTATAGTCATCACCCATTTGATCTAACCAACGCATTGGGTCATCTCTAATTTCTCCTAACCTATCCTCAACGGCTTCTTCAACCTCATCGTCATTTAAATCACCATCTGGGTCGTCTCTTATATCTTGTATTTCAACATCAATGTCTTCTATTTCACTTTCAATTTCTTCAACCCTTGATTCATTATCCGACTCATGTTCACCATCCTCATCTTCATCTTCATAAGTTACTGACTCAACTTTTTTACCGTTTTGGTAAATTTGCCATTTATTTTCAGACCATTCAACAATTAAAATATTATCCATATAATCATTAAATTTGAAGTATTTTAAATCTTCAATATCTTCCTCTATAAGAGGAGATCTAGCTCCACTTGAAATTAAATATTTTTCGGTTTGAAGTGACCTTTTTTGGTTTTGTAATTTTTCAATTTCTTTATCTTGTTTAACACTAGTTTCCCTACTAACATCATAATTTTCAGGATCGTCCATAACCCATTCACGAACCGCGTCTTCATAATATTCTGCAACTTCGTCACCATCAATATGGTAAGATAAAGTATTTTTATCAAAATTACTTAAATCATTTAACAATTCATCATAATACTCTTTAAGAGAACTATCCGCTTCATTTTCAGTTCCAACCGCATAAACATAACCACTAGCATCATTATGTATTGACCTAAATGTATGTAAGTCATAATGGGAACTTTCAGGTATTAAATCATACACATCATTATCTTTGTCCTTAAGTTCATCAATCTCGGATTGCAAATCATTTTGTTCAATCTCCAATTCATCAACAATTTCAGAATCTTCCTCGTTATCTATTCTTTCCTCAAGTTCTTCCATTCTTTTTTCTAAATCTTCTAATTCTTCACGTTCTGGTCCATCTAAATATCCAATATCACCTTCTTGAACCATATAGTCAAAAACTGCGTTTGCCATTAAACCTTCTTTATCAATATTAGAATTATTTAGATCCCATTCACCATCTTCTCTTCTTTGTCTTGCTTCAGCCCTTAAAGCCATTTCTTTTCTTCTATCAAGTTCTTTACTATATGGTGTGTCCCAATAACTTAAACTACCACCAACTGTAACACCTTCAAGACTTACAATACCTGTGGAACGAACATTTAAATCACCAGTCACAATTAACTCACCCAAATTAGTTATTTGTTTTAAACCAATTAAAGATAAGCTACCATTAACTCTTATTTTTTTACCCTTGAAATCAGGAAACTTAGGAATCGCTTGTGCTTTGTAATTAACAGACTTTAGTAAATCAATATATTCTTGGGGTGTAAAATCTTCATACTCAACACTATCATCTTGTTCAATAATAATATTCTTTATTAATCCAATTAAATCACTCTCGTTAATCCTTACAACTTTTTTCATATTACAATAAATATTTAATGGTTTACAAAATATGATACTTCTCTGATATTTATAATTAAATAAACCTATTAAAACAAATATTATGGGATGCGGATGTAAAAATAAAGCGAATCAACAAAATGTACAAGCACCTCAACAAGCTCCTAAACAACCAGCAACGAATCATTCTACGGTTCAAGAGTCGGTAAAGAAAATTGTTGAGAAGTATTACAACAAAAAGTAATCGGTGGTTATTGGTTAAAAAGTTTAGGTGGGAAGTATTTTCCACCTTTTTTTATATTTATAAGTTATGAATGATATTGAAGAACTAATTGAAGAATTTAATAATAATAATTGGAATGGTATATCCAAAATATTCAATAATAGGATTGAGGTATTTTTAAGTTTTATACTTAGAAAAGGTTTAATTGATGAGTTAGACTTATCCAACATACCTTATAATAACGTACCCTCATTTGATTTTTTAGTTAAAACAAAAATTTTAGATAAATTTGAATATAAATCTATACCAGAAGTTCTTGAGAATGATTTTCTTTTACATAAAATACAACAGGATCCTGAAGTTTGGTTGGAATGGCTAACTAAAAATATTCTAAGGGATGTTGAAAGAAGATCAGATGGTTATTACCTATTCTTAAGAGACTCTAAAGAACTTGCCGAACTATTTAATGATCGTGGTCGCGATACTACGGCAAAAGATGTTGCAGAACACGTATTAGGTGAAGATTACTATGAAGATTTTTATGATTCAACCAATAATGTTTATGAAGATGTAATTGAAGAATTAGATGTTGAAAATGTTATAAAATTAAGAAATTATATATTCAGAGAAATTGGTAATGTTGAGTTTTCATTAGAAAAATATGACTCAGAGTTTTTTGAAGGTTTATCTGAAGAACAAGGAACTGAAGGTTATTTCATAATCAAAGAAGAAAATTTAGATGAATTGATTAAGAATGAAGAAGCAATGAAACAACTTTTATATGATGATTTATCTGAATTAGAAAGTGAACTAAGTAATATTCATAATAATGCATATAATGGGGCATACCAAAGTGAAATATATGGTTTAATTTGGTCAGAGTTGGATATACACTTTGTTGGTAGAGTAATTGACGAACAAACCAAAATAGGTGAAACAACTAAATGGGTACAATATGTTAAAATACGTGACTTACAAGGTAATGTGGAAAAATTTCTTTCCAGTCGTGTGGGTAGTGAATATAATGAAGATAAATTAGATTACGAGGGTAGTTATACAACTATGATGAAACAACTAATGGATGATGGTGAATATGATTGGTTAGACTTTAGAATACCTGATTACCCAGATTACGGTTTAGTTACCAAAGATATAAATGATATATTCGGAGACTATATTTAACTAAACTATTTATATATTCATTTAAAACTCATATTCATTACAAAAAAAGATATGAGATTAATCAATAAAAATTCAAGACGAGGCATAGTAAATTTATTTGCCGATTTCATCGTTTCCAAAATTGACCCAAAAGAAAAATCAATTATACAAATCACAGATTGTGAGGTATTCATGGTTCTTAATGGTCAGACCACAAGCGAAACAGAACTTAACATTGATGAGTTAAAAAATGAATTCAATGAAACCTATAAGGAGATTCTTAAATCGTTAGGTTTAGAACATTTCAACGTTATTAATATAATCAAATACGGTGTTGATATATTACCAATTGAAACAGGTTGGGTTGATACAAATAAAAATGTATTTGTTAAGGAGAATAAATCATTTGATGAAATTTCAATTAGTTCCGAGTTTCCATATGGTTATAGTTTACGTACAGGTAGATCTATGGTTTACTACTCACATTATATACTTAACCAAATTTCATCAACAATCGGGTCAGAAAGTATATTTATTCATTTCTTACCTAAAGTTGATGATGAGGCGGATATTAAAGTTGTGACTACATCAATGTATAACCCACAAACAATCAGATCACTAATTTTAGACGTATTTGACTTTGATTTAGAGGACTTCTCCAATAGAATGGAGTCTTATGACCTTACCCAAGATATATTGGATCCTGAGGGAGAAAAACCATACTTGGTTCAGGACAGATTAGAGGATGTAATTATATTCTAAAAAGAAACCCCACTCTTATTAGGAATGGGGTTTTATATTATCTTTCGTAAAACTCTTTGATGATTTTTACACCTTCATCAAGTTCATCATAATCTCTTTCAGGAGCATAAAGTTCAGTTTTAGAATTTTCTTGTCCTGGTGACTCAATTAACATAAATGCCGGAACATATTCATTATTAGTAATTGAAACAAACATATCGTATTCATCGCTATGTTCGTCAATATCTCTATCAATATAAGGTATATCTTCTTTATCCAACATTTCCTTAAGTGTTTTACAATGACCACATGATTTCATTGAAAATATGATTGCTAACTTATCCATTGATTAATTCTGTTAGGATCCCGTTTATTTGACCCTCATTCATCATACCAACTTTAGTATCAATGATGTTACCATTTTGGAACACTTTAATTGTTGGGATACTTCTTATCCCCAATGATGCCCCAAATTCTCTATTTAAATCTACATTCATTGTACACATTTCAACGTTTGATGTGTTTTGAGATGAAACTTTTTCAAATAAAGGTTTCATCATTTTGCACGGACCACACCATTCGGCCCAGAATTCTACAATAACTTTTTTACCTGAGTTAATTTTTTCTTGTAAATCTACACTACTAATTTCCATTTTTATTTAATTTTTGATAAGTTTTTAATGAAGAATGATACTTCGTTTAATTGATCCATATCGTAATAAATTTTCATCTGATACGACATATCTGCGACCTCCATTTTAGATAAATATAAGTAAAACCCAGATTTATGTTTAAGTATTGATTCTAAATGATTAAGTTCAAATTCAAACTCAACACTATCTAAGTATTCAATTTCAAATTTCTTTTCTATTAATGTCTTAGGTGTTAATCCTATAGTACTATTAACTTTAATAATACCATATAATTTATCATGTCTTTCTTTTAAGATATCCAAAAAATCATTCTCACGTTTAAACATATTGACTATAAATTAAAAAAGTGGGGTTGTTCACCCCACGTTTCTTTTAGATCATTGACTCAGCGGTCTCCCAAAGTTTTGTATTTATTGCGTTTACCGCCATAATATTTTTCAAACCTCTTAACCCTGTCTTACGACCACTTTGTGATCTGTACTCAACACCACCTCGTACAAATTTCTCTTGTACTACGTTGAAAACTTTCCAAAGGTCATCTCCTTCATCTTCGTTACGGTTAGGTGTTAACAAGTTAGCTAAATCAAGTGTTGAAGGAACTGAACCTGTTGCCCATCTAAGTTTAGATGCTTTTTGAACGAACTCAACTTTTTCATCCATAGTAAGTTGACGTTCCATCATTCTTCCAACAGAGTGTTGAATCATTGGTAATTTCTTTGCGAAACTTTCCGTTAACATTTTAACATCGTCAAGTTGGAAATCTTTGTGTCGGATTCGGAATTGGTCTGCTACTGACGTAGGAACCGTTAATCCGTTACTACACACCAATCTGTGAAGACCTGCACTCATTGAGAATGCCGACATACCATTGTGAGAGTTTTTGATGATTGCTTCAACCAAAGTATCACCAACCGATGGAAGTTGTCCATTACGGAACTTAACTTCGTGTAGGGCGTGGATACCAGTGCCATTTTGTTTAACAGATGAAATTTCCCACCCTTCTCTATCAAAGAACTCCATGATCTTGTCTGTAGGGACAAACTCATACTTGTTTGTCATTTTTGACGATGGAGATGTTGCGAAGATTGATGGTGCGGTTGACTTGATTAATTCTGGAGTATAGATCATATAATTAGTTTTTTAGATTACCTTACAAAGATAGTCAATTTTTTGGATTCTACAAGCCTTTACATAAAAAAAATCAATTAAGTATGATATCCCCAAACTTAGTCTTTTGAATAAATCCTTTAACTTTGTTTGTATAACTTAACTTTTGGTTTAATTCAGGTGATTTAAGATCAACCACAACATCAATAATTTGTTGTTTGGTTAATACAAAGTCTTCACCTTTCTCATAGTTCTCAATAGATTTTTCTTTCATCTTTTGAAAGAATTCTTCTTTTTGTACCTCACCAACAAGATCCATAAAATCACCTGGATTTTTTTCAAAAAAGGTTATTAGTTGACTAATATAAATTTCTATGTCTACGTTCATCATTAAGATCTTATAGGTCCACAATGTTTCTTCAATTCAGGAGGGAAATTAATAAACCAGAACCCTTCATCTTCTGTCATGTATTCTTCTAATTTTGCGGGTATTCTCATATTAGGATTTGAATGCTCCGTTGAGAAGAAGTTCAAACAATACAATTCACCAAACGCTTCAGGAATACTTTCCAATTGTGGGTTATTAGGTAAGTTTATAAATTTTAATTTGGTACAATTTCCAATACTTTCAGGGATTGACTTAACCATATTATCAATAATCAATGTTTTTAATTCGGTTAATTTACCAATACTTTCCGGTATATCCAAGGCAATTGGAGTTTTACTTGTATTTTCCATTTGGATCATAGTTGTATTAGTTGGGATGTGTTGAAAGAAATCATCAAACCCAAATAATGCAACATACTTGGAGTTATCATCTTTTGGATATTCAAGACCAACATAACCACTACTACTAACTCCGGCTAATTGACCTGAGAATTTTTCTCTTAATTTTTTCTTATTTTCTTTCATTATAGGACTATTGATGAATGCAATATCGGCATCATTCAATTGACCTAAACTTTTTGTCATCAACCCTTGAAGTTTTCTTGCCGCATAATATTTCAAAACGCTAGGTTCAGAATCATTGATCATTTCAGCAGTCAAGTCCATTCCCAACCCTAAGTATTTGTTTTTAAGATTTTCGGTAAAGTTACGATAAATTTCATTACCATTATTTCTATATGTTAAATCAGGACTTGAAAGCTCAAGCCACATTTCGGCCGCTTGTTCACTACCAAGTTCTTTAATCGCATCTTTATTGATGGTAGTATTTTTATAGTCATTCAGTACTTTTTGTTCAGCAGCACTCAATGGATCCGCAACAAACAAATGTTCTTTACCTTTTAATTTTGGAACTTTACTTACAATTGTACTCCATTCTTCTCTCCTATGACCTGAATAACCTCCTGACATATTTTGACCATCCGCAATTCGTTTTCCGCCATAAGGCTCAACTAATATGACAACTGAATAGTTAAGGTCACCAAATGGTTTATCTTTATCAATAACATAATAAATTGTTAAGTTATTACCCAAACGATAATTGTAATACATATTACCACCACCTGATTTAGATATACACCAACTTCTTCCGTTAGCCAATTTAATACATTGTTCCTTACCACTTGGTTTGAAGATTAATAAGTTATCATCATCATATATTGTTTCAATGTCAGAATAATCATCTTTCTTATCATTAATATCATCAGTTAAATCACCCATACCATCTAATGTATGTTCAAGTTCATCAAAACTCATAAACAACAATGGTGGTAAATTTGCAGGTAACCTATGATATAGATCCAAATATGTTGACACATAATAAATTAATTGTTCAGGTGTTACATTAACCTTATCATCTTTAAATTTCTTAAGTGCCGCTGATGTTAACATAGTATTAAACTTACTCTGTAAAAACTCAACCAATTTCAAATAAGGCATTTTAAGAACGTCTCTTTGATTTATAGGTAGGATTGGAAACAATTCGTAAAACTTACGTAATGCCAATTTAACCGCATTTTTGTCGGCACCTTTATTGGCTTCCATATATTTTTTGAATATACTTTTTTCTTGTTTTTTAATCTCTTTTGATAAAACAATGTTCTTAACAATAGTATAAGTTAATTTGGTGATATCTCTTTGATCTTGAGGTAACCCATTTTTATATTTCTCAAATGCGTTAATAACTGCCGTAATTTGTTCTTCAGTATCTCTAGTTGTAGGTTTAAATTTGTCAATTAAAAATTTAATGACTTTTTCAGACATTGCCTCACTTACAATACGTTTACCGTTTGTGTTTTCTTTTATGACAGATGTTAATACCTTAATTAATTCCATAATAAGTTTTTAATATAAATATTCCAATAGTATAAAAAAATGATTAGTAATTCATTATTAATAATTCCTCACCCATATTTTGTTTTGTTCCCTTTTTTGCCGCTGCCGCTTTAGCAAACTCTTTTTTCTCCCATTTGTACTGATCTTCAGGAAACCATTCGTGTAATAATTCAAAATCATAGTACGATAAACTGAATTTACCTTCCATATTTATTAAAGATTTTGAAAGTCTTTCGTGGTCTTCCCTATCAAAATCATGATTAGAATAATAGTTTTCAGTCTTCCAATATGGTGGATCCACATAGAAGTAAGTTGTTGGTGAATCATACTTTTCAATCACCTCAGCAAAATCCATATTCTCTACATCACTTATTCTTAAAAAATGTTCAACCCAATCAGGTTTCATTAATTTATCTCGGAATGTTAAGTATTTAGATTTGTACTTACCTTTTAAGTCAATGAAAGAACTTTTTTCAGGTTTAGATCCTGAGAACACTTGTGTTAAAACATACGCATATTTAGCAGCAACATCATAATTACCAGGTTCTACCCTGAAATTTTCATCAAATATTTCAGCCTGAAAGCTGATAAATTGTTCTTTATATATTGATGGTGTAATTTCCACACCAAATTGTTGACATGGGATTGCGTTGATTGATTCCAATAATCTTTCAGGGTTCTTAATACATTCAAATAAATTATGGTTAAGTGGGTTGAAGTCATTATACACAACTTTCTTTAGATTTGGGAACTGACTTAGATCCATATTAAAGAAACACCAAAACATCCCACCGAATGTTTCAACATATGTTTCCATATCTTTATCATAGAAAGGGACTATCCACTTTCCTATCTTACTCTTACCTCCGATATAACTTAACATAGATAAAATATAAGATATTTATGGTAATCAGTCAATGGAAGTTTTTTAAAAAAAAATACATATATTTTGGCAGAACCAAAAAAAACACTATCTTTGTATTGTTGATGTGGGTAACACTACTGAAAACAAGGATGTCAGTACTCCTATTTAACAATCTGAACGCCAGGTGTAGGGTGTGTCTATACGGGTTAATTACCTCAACCTAATCGGTGAAAAAAATTAAGACCTCTCATTTTTGGGGGGTCTTACTATTTATAGTAGTATGAAATTACTTAATACGATAAAAAATCTTATCCTTGAGGGAAGACAGTTATTGGACAGATATGATGTTGGTGGTATAAACGTTGACATTTTTTATAATGACCATTCAAATATAGCGATAAGTAATTCATCATATGGTAGACAATCAATTGAGGATATAAATGAATCAATTATTGACATTTTAGACATTATTGTTGAGGTATCTATAAACATACTTAATTCTACGGGTAAAATACAAGGTAAAGATCATTCTATTTTAATTAAAGACTATATGATAGGTGTTGATTACCATGTTTGGGTTACCCAATCTAAAAATGGTGATTTATTTTTAACTATTAATACATCAATTGGTCACCCAAAAAGTTTACCAATTGGTCAAAATGATAAAACAATAATTATAACTAAATCAGGAGATACTCTAATAAAAGAACAATTTAAAAATAATAACTTTACTAAAATTGTAAAAGGTGATATTATTTTATATATAATATAATTTATGGAAAAGAAAGAAGCAACACAAGTAACAGGATGTAAAAAGTGTAATCAAACAACAGGTAAAACACAAAAATTTGTTTTTATTACTGGTGGTATTATGTTTGCCCTATCAATATATGGTGCAATAGCCCTATATAAAGACATCATGTCCTTATTTTAAGGTCTTTCAAACCTAACAATCCGATTAATTAATAGATCCCCAATTTGACCTACCTTAAATCCTTTACCTTTAACCCTCAAAGGTTTTGAGGAATCAAATAATTTAGGTAATTTAATATTTAATTCACCATCAGGATGAGGTATGTTTATATCCTCCTTTATAATATCTTCATAGTTTAAATAAGAGTTATAAATTAAATGTGGTCCGTTCTTAAAGAAACCATTATCTTCCACTAAATTAACCCTTATTACCAAATCCCCAAATCTACCATTTTTAAAATCACCCACATTTGACATTCTTATGAATTGACCATCCTCTAACCCATGAGGTATTTTAACATCCAATGTTTTCATCTCATCTTTAGTCTCCGATCCATTACATGAATAACAAGCGTTTATAGTTATTTTACCGGTACCTGAACAAGTCTCACACATCATATTAACAACTTGTATGAACATACCCGTACCCATTTGTTTCATAACACTACCAGCACCATTACAGGTAGTACATACCTTCTTCTCCCCTCCTGATCCACTACAAACATTACAACTAGTCTTTCTCTTGTATGTAATTTGTTTGTTCCTACTTAAATATGAATCCAACACACCTATGTTTACCGTAATCACACTAGTGTGAGTATCTTGTCTTTGTCGTTGTTGATTGAATGAATGAAACATATCAGCAAAATTACTACCGAATGGGTTACTCCGTTGATTATCGTATTGACTTCGTTTATTTGCGTCTCCAATCGTATCATATGCCTCAGTAATCTTCTTAAACTTTTCTTCATCACCACCTTTGTCGGGATGATTTTCTTTTGCTAGGTTTCTATATACCTTCTTGATGTCTTCTTGTGTTGCTTTTTCGTCAACACCTAAAACCTCATAATAGTTATCATTATTCATTTATAAAAAAAATTTAATATACTTAATTAAAGAGTGATCAATATTATGAACTATTTAATCGTACTATTCAAAAATAAAGAAAGAAAAAAAATAATAAAGTCGTTTAAGACTTACGAGAACGCCAAAAAGTTCTACGATGGTAAAATAGTAGGTAATAAAGACATTAGATTCAACACCTTATTTGAAAATGGTAAATCCTGTTCATTTGAAATTGGTTTACTTGAAAAGAACTCTAAAAATTTTGATTCATACTTTATTAAGGATGAACTAGGTCGTCAAATAAAAGTGGAGTTGGATAATAGAGATTACACAATACTTTCTGTTTCTGAATTATTGGTGGAGGAGTTAATTTACGACATACAAACCTCATCTAAAATTTCATTTGATAAGTTTGTTAAAAATTATCTACCTAAAGATGGGTTGAAACTTGTATCTAAAATTAACAACAAAATTGTAGTTCAAAATGACGATAAGTTTAATTGTTTCTCTTTGAAGTCTGTTAATGAATCTGGTAGGTTCCTTGACGTATTAGGTAAATTTCTACAGGATAAAAATAGAATGGATTGTATATTGGTTCCTGACTCAAGTAAGTCACAAAAGAAATACATTTATGATATTTTAGAAAAAGGGGGAATCCCTAAATCAAAGTTGTATAGGACTTACACAACATATAAAAGATAGTTATTTTAAATAATTTTTTATTAATCTTTTAATGAAACCTTCTTTTTTAATTACAATTGGTTCTTCAATAGGTTTTTCTTCTTCATATGAATTTTCTAATATGAATATTACCTCAACACCCGAAAGATCAATTTTAAATTTAGTATAGTTACTATCAATTTCTCTAAAGTTTTTTTGAACTTCTTTAAAATCAACTTCCGGTAATTCAAACACTATTGCCGTTTTACCATCGGGAAATAAAGATTGGGTGGCATCTGTAATCATTGCCAATTTTTCCATTACCCCAACAATACTTTCTTTATTCTCTTCCATAATGTCATTTTCTCAACATTGACTTTTACAATGTCTTCTTTCTTTAATTGTTTGATTTGATTGATAAATTTACTTTTATTTCTTTCAACTTCAATCTTATCTTTTTCCAATTCATTATTTAACCACTCAATTTGAGTTTCTAACTGGGTTTGTATTTTCTTCTCCATCTTCTAATTCAATTTTTTGATCGTCGGAAATTTCAAATTTTAATGCTTGTAGATTATCTAAATTTTGTTTTTCAAAAATAGATTTTAACTCATTAACTTTGGTTTGGAACAGTTTATCCTTTTCCTCTCTTTCTTTATTATATTTAATAATGTTTCTGAGATTGTTAATAATCTTCTCAACCTCTTCTTCATTAAAGGTACTAACAAATGAAAAGAATCTTTTACCTGTTTCAGTAGATTCATTTTCTAATAACGTTTCTTCATCAACAAACTTTTTTGGTATTTTCCATGTGTTAGGAAAATGTATGTCAAATGAAAGATATGTTTTCAACTTTCTTACGGATTGTAAGTATGGTGATAAAGTATTAAATTCGGTAAAAAAACTCATAAAAAATTTTGTATTGTGTAAGTTATAACATAAGACAATGAAATGCCTTGGAATAATATTTCCCTATTACTCATAACCAATCTTTCAGGTAAAGTTTGTAATAGGGAAAATATAAATTTTACAACAACTCTAAATACTGAGAGAGCTGAAAAAATGAACATAAAAAGATATAAAGTATCAATATTAGTCATTTTTCTTAGAATCTAAGATTTCACCTCTTAATGTTTGCAATAATGCTTTTAATTCTTGAGATGTTTTTCTTGCTCTTGTTCCTGCACTTTTATTTCCTGCAAAAAACTTAGTCGTGTCAGCACTTAATAGTTCAACTAGTGTTTTAATTTGTTCTAACGTTTCCATTTTTTAAATGTATTTTATTGTTTATGTAATTTAATTATACCTCACTAACTTACCTTAGTAAATACTATAGTACCAAATTTTTATCCAAACTCCTGTAAATATTAAGTATCATATCTAAATCAGATTGGGTAAATGGTTTTTCTAAGTCAAACACATCTCTAAAGAAAACATTAATAGAATCTTTAATTTTTTTATCAACTTGATTATAATATATTTCAG